TTGCTTTTTCAGGACTCCATAAATCTTCCGCCAACTTTAAAGTTGTTCCCATATCAATTCTAAGTGCGGTCGCTTGTGCGGCCATTTTTGCCATACCCTGAACCCCATTTTCAAATCCAAATTTATTAAGAGCCGACATGTTTGTTAACACTTTATCCGACACCGCAAGAGCACTTACTCCTTGAGACCTTGCAACATCCACGACATTTTGCATTTCTTTGTTAATATGTGATATTGAGAATCCCGCGTCTTTAAATCCTTTAACTAACTCGCCAGTTCCTTTACCCGTTACTTTAGTAACCTCATAAATTTCTTCAATAGTTTTTCCTTGAGCGATTACATTTCGACCTAAAGAAGATGCTACATCGTTCATGATACCACCAATATCAGCCATACTACCACCCATCTCTTTGACTTTGATGGCAGCGTCACCCATTGCGGCTTGCATCGCAACAACATTTTCTCTACCCTGACCAAATTGATGTGCGGTCTTAGTCGCATAACCTTCCATCTCTTCCATGGTTTTGATTATTCGAGCACCATCAAAATTTGTCATGATAGCATCACCAAGTTCTTTACCTAAACTTTTAAGGTAATCTCCGAATCCTTGAATTGGGTTTGTACTTCCTGTAGATGAACCTGCTTGCATACTTTTTAAGTTTTAATATAAATAGGTTCAGATTTAATTTTTTGGAGTATTTTCTTCTATGATTTTATTGATTAAGAATTTGCGAGCGTAAGTAGGAATATTAAGGAATTCAGTATATGAAAACCTTAATATTTTTGCCATAACGTAAAACTCTTCTAGTAGATAGAGTCTGTAATTAGAAGAAAGGGCGAAAAAATTCAGCCCCAAAGGTAATCTCGAAAGATACCAATTCTCCTGACGGGGCTATAACTTGTCTTCTTAGGTCTAAAGAGATTTGATTTTCTCTCATGAAATTTCGAATGTGTTTAGAATCCATGATAGGAAGTGACGCAACAAATTGAGCGATATGTCCTTTATCAGAATTTCCATCAACTTCTTGAATTTGTTTTTCCAATCTCCAAGTTACTTTAGGTGCAATTCTACCGACAGGATATTGTTCAGTCATCTTTTCAATTTCCATAATCTCACCATAAGTTAATGGTTTTAATTTTACTGTAGAACCACTTCTTGGTAATTTAGTTGTAAATAAACCATTTTCATCTGGACTGTTTGGAATACGTTTAATGTTAAGTTCATCTAACAATATTTCCGTCTCAAAAGGTTTACTTGTTTTTGGGTCTGTAACTGAAATTTTATATTCAGGACCGAATGAAGTGTTTCTTAAAAAAATAAGAATCGCTTCGATATCACCTTCCAACATTTCGTCAGGTCTTATATCATGTTCGTATATTTTACTTCTAAGAAGTGATAATACAATATTTGTAGACGACCCAGGTTGGGACGCGATTGATACTAAAAAGTTTTCATCATTCGCGGTTAAATAACCAACCTTAACTGATTTCTTTTTTGACTTATAAAAAATACCTCCTGTTGGTAATTGTACAACATCGTGTGGTAAATTAAAATTTTCTTGACCTACGGTATATGCGTTTTGTTCCATGTTTTTGTTTTAAAAATAATTTGACTATTATAAAAATCAATCTTTCTTTTTAGAATCTGATTGTTTATCCTTATTTTTCTTTTTTTTATGTCTATTATCAAACTCTTCTTTTGTTTCAAAGATTTTTCCGCAGGTTTGACAAGTAAATCCTGTAGTGTTTTCCATATATGTAAAATAAAAAAAGTTCCGTATATGTACACGGAACTTTAGATTTTTTATTATCTTTGTACTAGTAAACTAACACACATCTATCCATTTGAAGTGTTGCAGATATTGTCGCGATACCATCAGTTGAATATCCTAAAGAGTCAAAGTTAACAGAAGTTAAGAATGTCCCTTCAATAATCCATTTTTCAACCACAACACCAGTTGGGTCTAACATTTCAAGGTCAACGTTCTTTTTATAACCTGCCGCATAACCCATACGACCTGTAACAGATTCTGCACATAAACGAACCCATTCCATTAAAGCTTGTGATGCTGAAGGTCCGATTGGGTCACGGAATTTAACGTTAATTGGATTCCATTTAAATCTACCAGCAACATAAGTTGAAGTATTTAGAAATGGTATCTCAGTAGCGTTAACTGTAATAGACGGTCTAGCAGCGGTTTCTACGAACCATTCATTGATACCCAATGTAGACGGAAATCTCATAATGAACCTGTTCTGTCTTTTCGGTTCATAAGGTATCGGCATTTTCATTAATAAATCAGCCATTTTGTTGTATTTTTTTTTCTTCTTTTATTTTATTATAAATATCCCCAAGTAAAAAATTTTCTATTTACTTTTGGTTTTTAAAATTTATTCTTCCATTATAAGTATCTAGTTAATATAATTTTTTCTTTCCTCCAGCAGTTGAATAAGTTTTTAATATAGGTTCCTTTTCAAAATGTTGTTTCATTTTTTCTAAGTTCCTTACATCATCATCTGAAAATCCAATTGTTGGTAAAAATCTATTAGATACTTTATTCTTTAAAAACGCCTTCTTTTGAAGGTGGGAAGCCATATCTCTAACATAAGAAATAAATTCTTTCATTGCTTTAACTTTACCTTCTTCAGGGTTTGTTGCCGAACCTTCTCCATAACTCACAGGATAAAATTTACACAAATCAAGATATTCTCTAATCATTTCTCTCGGTGATGTTTCTTCTTCGTCCGTTAAATTTCTATATTTTTGAAGATTTTTAACTAACTCTTTAGATGAAATCCCCCCTATATTTGAGACGATTAAATTATAAACCGCTTCTTTCAGTACACTTGGTGTGTGTCCTCTAGCAGTAATTATGGAAAAGATTGAACCGTTATTGATAGATTCTACAAAATCACTCCAAGCAGGTCCTTGTTTTGCAGTTAAAGAATCCACAATAAATTGTTTGTCTCCTTTTACACCAAAATATCTAAATGGGTCTTCCGCAAAACCTACAATTTTATGTCCCTCATATTCGAATGGTTCTTTTCCTATTTCTGTACGGTATTCGGCAAAATCCTCAGTAGACATACCCACTTCTTTACCGTCCTCATCTTTTAATATTATTTTTGTTGGCATAATCATAATATTATCATCCCAATCAAAAGAATAGTATTTCATGTCAGGAGTTCCCTCCTCATCGATTCCTTCTTTAAAAATTCTTTTACTTACTTTCATATTTTAAAATGGCTAAAAGGTGGGGATGTTCTCCCCACCTTATTTTTGTCTTTAGATATTTTCAAACGACGCTCCTGTAGGAGTTATGTAGAATGTTATATCGATAAATTCAAGTGACTTAGTTGGTTTGATGTAAATCTTACCAGTCATTTGGTTTCTATCTAAGTCAGCAACATCTGAAGAAACTGTAACTCTGAAGTCGTAAACCCCTCTGTCTCTTCTGATAGCATCCAAGATAGGATTAACCGCATTTAAGAAGTCTTGTCTTACTTTTTCATCGTTTTGTTCAAACAACAATCTAACAGAAACCGCTGAAATCAACTTACGAGCTTGTAGTAACAATCTTCTTACATTTATTCTGTCAAGTGCAGACTCTCTAATTTGTAAAGTTTTATTACCCCAAATTACTGTACCAACATCTGAGAAAGTTGCGATTGGGTTAAGTCTTCCTTTATATAGAGTGTCTCTATCTTCTTGAGTTAACTTCTTACGAGCCTTAATCGCGTTTACAATACCACGAGTGTAACCCGCTGATGCGAACCATGGGAATGCGATATTATCTGTCAGTGCCAAGTTTCTACAAACCTCAGCAGTTGCTGGGATATAGATTTGAGTGTTGTTAACTGTATCACGAGTCAATACCCATGGATAGTATGTACATGTGTAGTTAGAATCGATACCCGCAGTTTCTAAGTTATCTACCGCTTCTTGTGGGTAAATCAAATCTAAGTCATCACCTGTTGTTGGTACAAACATGTTGTAGTCAGGTGTTGTACAGATATACAATGAGTCAGCTCTATCGTTTTCAACCATGTCTATCGCAGAACCTACTAAGTCTGAATGATTTAAGTAGTCAATACCAGGTGTTACAAACACGTTGATGTTTACCGCTTCAGGGTTTGCAAATGTTCTCTGACCTAAAAGGTATGCGTAATAGTCAGTGTTTGCCCAATCTTGGGTATTGTCACCAACTGTGATTTGTTTAAACGCCCCCCATCCTGTTGCAGTTGGGTATCTAAACGATGGACACGCTCCTCTTAAGTAACCCCTTCTTCCTAAAACGAATTGGTCTTGGTTAGTTCTATGTTCTGTATAGATATCCCATCCGTCAAAACCTCCTGAACAAAGGAATGAGAATTTACGTGCAAATAATCTATAGTATTGGTTTGTTTCATCATCAGGGTCTTGAGTGAATTCAGATGCTCCAACATAGAACGCTGGTGTACCACTTGTTGAAAATGCTCCTGAAATTGTGATTCCACTAGCGTTTTTATCCATGTGATAACCTCTTGTTTTGTAAGCCCATTCATCACCTGAAACATCAGTACAAATGTCTAAAGGTAATTGTTTCCCTTTATATGTGAAGAAATCAACATCAAACCCAATTGTATCAGAAATACCTAAGTATGTTCTTCTAACGTTATCACCAGCACTTCTCACGATATCATCAGCTCCTGAAGACAATCCGAATGGTGGGTTATAAACTACCTCACCTGGGAAGTCATATTTGGTTTTATAGATTGGGAACGGAGGTCTTACACCCGCATATTCTCTGAAAGCATATCCTTGGAATCCACATGGTAAAGCATCTATTGGTGCGTCAGGATTAATTTCTAACATAATGAATTTAGAATTTAACTGATATTCACCATCCATAGTACCAACTTTTTTACCAACGAAGTTGTTATTACTTGGGTCTAATGAACAGTTGGTGAATTTCTCCAACACTGTAGGTGCAGAATCTGAATCGAAGAAGTCTCTTACTAACAAGTCAAACGTACCATTATTGAATGAAATGTTCGCGATTGAAATTTTAACTTCAATGTTAGCAGCGTCACCATCAGCAATTGTTGTAACTTTAAACAAATTGTAAACTTTGTTACCTCTAAGTTCAGATACAACCCAAGGTGAAGTTGGTGATTGATATTTTTCTAAGTACCAAGCGATTGACGTTGGGTCATTACCTTGTCTAGCATCAGGTAAAGCGGTTAAACTACAATTTAAACCTCTGATGTATCCTTTTCTCCATGCGTAATTTAATAATGCTTGGAATCTTTCTTCTACAAATAATGGAACTTCTCTTCTTGGTTTTGCAAAGTTAGACGCTCCAAATACTTTAGAAAGATACTTAGGGTCTGAGTTTTGGAATGAAGTTTCAAAGAAGAAATTTTGACCATCATTGTTTGTCACATTTAATCCGAAAGTTGCGTATGGGTTTTTAGTTACTGCACTGTATCCGTTAGAACAATCCATAGACACATCTGTTAAACCTGTAACTTCATAAACCGCTCCGTTATCAGAACCGTAT